AAAAGAAAGAGGTTACAAGCTCAGTGCTGGCCTTGCGCAAAAAAGCTATATGACCCTTTGGGACTCCTACATATCTGAAATCACATCCGGCAAACGTCTTGCCGGTGAACTTGAACGCCTTTCTGTTGAGCGGTTTTTGCATTTGTCAAAAAATGACAAGTATTACTTTGACAAAGTGGAAGTTGAGGACAAACTCCATGCAGTCAGCCTATTCAAGCACACTAAAGGTAGTTTTAAAGGAGTCTCGTTCAATATCCTGCCCTGGCAGGCCTTTTTTTGGGCTTATATTTTTGGCCTAAAGCACAAAGAGGATAATTACCGCGTTGTCCGAGAAGTGCTTTTGTGCATGGCTAAAAAAGGAGGCAAATCTGAAGTAGGAGGCGCAACTGGCGTGCTGATGACGTTTTTTGATGGCGAACAAGGCGCGGAATGCTATTCGGCAGCAAATTCAAGTGATCAAGCTGAATTTAGTTGGAATGCAGGAGCAACTATTTGCAAGCAGCTAATTAACGATGACGAAGGCTTTGCCGAAATATGCAGAGTGTACGACAGCGTAAACAATCGCCGAATCTTGGACGTAGAATCGGGCTCTTTTTTCAAAACTATCGCAGCCGAAAACAAAACCTTGGATGGCGTAAACCCACACTTTGCCCTAATAGACGAATTTCACGAAGCGCGCGACGATGGCATCCCGAAAAACCTGCGCTCAGGTATGGTTCAAAGAACGCAGCCGCTTTTGATGTACGTAACGACGCGCGGTTTTAATCCTTTAGGTGAACTTGCAAAATTAGAGCGAAAGCACATTGGCCTGCTTCGCAATCAATTCAGGGATGATAGTTCGATGTCGATGATTTTCGCTTTAGACGAACCTGATGAGGCACATTTGCGAAAAGAATGGGGGAAGCCTGTCGAAGAAATTGAAAAATCATTTTGGCACAAATCTAACCCAGGTTTAGGTATCGCGCCATCCTTGCGAGGCCTTGAAAGCATGTACACGGATGCAATAAACGAAGGCATCAGCGCCCAGACAAACGTAATGGTCAAAAATTTCAACATTTGGGTACGCCAATCAAAGGCTTGGATTGCAATTCAGCATTGGAATCAATGCACGGGCGAAATTGACCGCGCAAACCTTGCCGGTCGCAACTGCTTTGCATCTTTTGACCTTTCCAGCAAATGGGACTTAACCTGCTTTGGCTTGCTATTCCCGCCAATCCAACCCGAAGAAAAATTTATCTTTTTTGCAAATTATTACTGCCCTGAGGATGGCATCGAGCAGCGTACAAAGCGCGACAAAGTGCCGTACATGGATTGGGCAAAAAACGGCGCAATGGTTGCCACACCAGGCAACGTTATTGACTATGATTACATAAGAAACGACATCCGTGCCGCACACGAAGCCTACAAAGTGCAGGCTGTGTATTATGACCCGATGTTTGCAACTGAAACCGCAACCAAGCTGGAAGAAGAAGGCATAAAATGCACCGCAATGCGGCAAACGCAGTTTAAATTCAACGAACCAATTTTAAAGCTGGAAGAGCTTATACTTTCCGGCCAAATAAACAAAGGTTCCGACGTTGTTTTGGATTGGATGTTTGAAAACGTAGCCATTCGGCGCAATTCCACCGGCCTTGTAGCCTTTGACAAAGACAAATCAAACGAAAAAATTGATGGCATGGTCGTGCTGGCCATGTGCATGGCTGCGTACATAGACAAGTTAAAATCTGAAGAAGAAAGCGTATATTTGAAGCGGGATTTTTTATTCATGTAAAATTTTGCACTATGCCTCACCCACTTGAAACCAATGAGCAATACTTTGGACTTGTGGCGCAATTGCAGCACGAGTGCCAAATCACGCAAAACGAAGCCTGGAACATCGTCGAAAAAATACGCGTGCAGGATGGCCTTGAACCAAGATGCAGCACTTACGACAGTTTCCGCAATATAAAAAAACGCTATATGGCCTGTGGTGGAGCTATAGAGCGCTTTGAATGGAAAGAATTAGCTTAAAGTCTTAAAAGCTCACAGTTTTTGTTTTTAAATGAATGAATTGATTTTTAGTTCAGGATTTTTAAAGCCCAATTTTCGGCGGTTTTTACGGATGCAAATCTTTTGCTTTGGAGTACCTGCTGCTCATTGTTATAAATTTGAACATAAAAAGCGTTAATATTTCCGTTTGCGTCGACGGAAATGTTTACTGCTTTGCTACCAGTTTGATTTTTGAAAGTTTTCATGGTTTTATTATTTTTGTTTTTGATGATACAAAGATATACGATATATACACGTAAATCAAGTATTTGAGCAATTTTAACAAAACCTTAACACTTTCAAATTTTTGTAAACACCTGCCAAAATTAATGCCTGCAACTTGCACCCAAATTCGTTTAAATGGGCTTTTGGGACAACGTGCGGGGACTTTTTTCAAGCAGGCAGGAGCAAACAGCACCTGAACCTCCGCAGCCGCAGCGCGTCGCATTTCAGCCAACTGATGAATTTTTTGATAAGCTTACCGAAAAGCCAAATAGTGCGGGTGTTGTAACTACTGCCGACACTATTCTTACCATAACAGCATTTTGGCGTGCGATAAACATAATTTCGGGTGTAATTGCATCCATGCCTTTTGATGTGTACAGGCTTGAGGAAAGCAAGCGCGTAAAGCTCCTAAATCATCCTGTTGCGCGCCTGATTAAGCGCGCGCCAAATGAGTACGTCACCAAGTTTGATTTCTTTCAAACCATGATCTTGCATCTTTGCGTTCATGGCAACTTTTATGCAGCCATCGACCGCAATGCAGCCACAGGCTATCCTTTCAGGCTTACAATTTTAGAGCCTAATAACGTCAAAATCGACATCAACGCGCGTAATCAGGTCGTTTATGAATATCACAAAGACAGGGGCGTAAAAATCCGCTACCTGTACGACCGCGTGATTCACGTTTCCGGGCTTGGCTGGGATTCGCTTAATGGCCTTTCAATTCTTGATACGTTCAAAGACTCTTTCGGCACTGCAATTGCAAATCAGGAATACCTGAGCGCGTTCTACAAAAACGGAGCGCACGTGTCCGGCGTTGTTACCGTTCCCACAGCCCTAACTGACGACAGCTACAAAAGACTGTCGCAAAGTTGGGGCAGTAGGTACGGGGGTGTTAAAAACATGGGCAAAACAGCAATTTTAGAGCAAGGCGCAAGCTATCAGCGCACCGGCCTTAATCCAAACGAGGCGGGTAGCCTTGATGCTAAAAAAATGACCGTTGCCGACATCGCGCGCATCACAGGCGTGCCTCAGTTTCTTTTGGAAGACCTTGACCGCGCAACTTTCAACAATATCGAACACTTGGGACTGCTTTTTGTGACTTACACCATTTTGCCACTTTGTCAAAACATCAGTGCGGAATTAACGCGCAAACTGCTTTTGGAACGCGAGCTTGACAATCACGAAATCGAACCCGACCTGCACATCTTGATGCGTGCGGACACCGAAAACCGCGCCAAGCTTATCGAAAGCATGATGAAGTGGGGCATCATCAACCGCGATGAGGCGCGCGCTATGGAAGGCCTTAATCCGATTGAGGATGGTTCAGGCCAAGCTTATTACGTGCCGATGAACATGGTTGATCCGACAAAGCCACAGCCTGAGCCAGCACAACGCCAACCAATGCAGGAACCTGACGACGATAATTTAGATGACGAAAATGACGATAACAATGACGCATAAATATTTCAAAGTCAGCACAAGCCAAAACGGCGACGCTGCTGAAATTTTTCTATACGGCTACATTGGGCAAGAAAAGTGGTGGGAGGATGACCCGACCGAAGCCCTTACAGATATTGCAGTTGTGCAAGCCATACGCGATGCTGAAAGCAAATACAAGCGCATAAACATTCGCATTAACAGCCCTGGCGGTTCGGTCATGCACGGCGACCCGATTATCACCGCCATGCGCGGCTCAAGTGCTGAAATCCACACCTACAACGATGGCATCGCAGCTTCTATGGCTGCTGACATTTGGATGGCAGGCAAATACCGACACATGGCAACGCATTCAAAGCTGATGATTCACGCCACATCTGCAATCGCAATCGGAACAGCGCAGGACATGATGGATGCCGCCGCCATGCTTGAAAAATTTGACGAAACTTCCATCGCCTCCATGGCTTTGGCCACAGAAATGAAAGAAAAGG